GTATATAAGGGGGGACACCACTTTGCTTCCAGTTTAAACCAGTTGACCTAAGCGCGGCCCTGTGTTAAAATGGTAGTATAGAAAGGGGTGAAAGTGTATGGACGAAATTGTTCAGCTTATTTCAAATGTGGGCTTTCCTATCGCTTGTTGTCTTATCATGTTTTTCTATGTCAACAAATCTGCGGAATACCACAAGGAAGAGATTAGCAATCTGACGAAGGAATACAAGGCAGAGATTTCCGAGCTTTCTACTGCTATCAATAACAATACCTCCGTTATGCAGTCTCTTATTAACACGCTCACGATTAAATGACTGAGCAAGAACTGAGAACGTCAGTTTACACTTTCGCTCAATCGTGCATCGGCCTTAATGAATATGACGGCAGTTATAAGAAAATAATTGACGCCTACAATAGCTACCAAACAGATGTGGGAGGCCCGACCGTTACGTACGCTTCACCGTGGTGTGCTGTGTTCGTTTCATATGTCGGTATTGCTTTAGGCTTAACGGATATTATCTTTCCAACAGCATATTGCCCCTACATGGTAACGCTATATCAGAACATTAACCGATGGGAAGAAAATGACGCTTATGTGCCTCAGATGGGGGACATTATTCAATACGATTGGGATGACTCTGGTTCTGGTGACAATCAGGGGCAGCCAGACCACTGTGGTATAGTTGGCGTCGTAAACGGAAACACGTTTACAGTAATTGAGGGCAATAATGGCGATTCTGTTAAGTTGATGGAACGCACCGTAGACCAGAAGTCTATTCGTGGCTATTGTCTTCCTGATTACGCAAGTATGGCCTCTGAGGGGCTAGAGTGGGTAGCTTTCTACACCAACGAGCTTGGCAAAATGTCAGCAGATGCGATGCGGAATAATGCGCGTATCATCTGGAATTATTTTGGCGCTCTAGGTTGGTCAGTTAATGCCGTTGCTGGTATGCTCGGCAATATGCAAGTTGAATCGAGTCTTAACCCCGGCCAGACAGAAGCGACGTTTGCTTTGGGCGACCCGAACGCTGGTTACGGTCTTGTGCAATGGACGCCGCGAACAAAGTTTAGTGACTGGGCGGGGGACGGTTGGGATGACCCGTTGCAATGCGGTGATTTGGAGTTGAACCGGATTAAGTATGAGTATGACAACAATCTCCAATTTGGTCAAAATCCTTACTTTCCGGCTTATGCCGAAACATGGCAGACCTTCATTCATTCCACCGATTCCCCCGCTACTTTGGCTGATATTTGGCTTGTCCAGTATGAGCGTCCTAATCTTTCCGCTTGGGAACAGACCCGCGCTCTTCGCATGTCTAACGCTGATAAATGGTATACCTACCTTACAAATCTTCCAGCCCCGCAGCCTACCCCTAAAAAGTCAAAGTCAATGCCGCTATGGATGATGATAAATCCATATGCCAGATTTTATTAAGGAGGAATTTTAATGTGCTAACTCGCGAACAGTTTCAGACGATTATCGGCAAGTATGCTACTGCCGACGATGAAGCCACGCTTAAAGACGTTTCTGATTTGATGGGTATGTATGACGAAATGTCTAATCCGCAGTTGCAGCAGGAGCGCGACGAATACAAAGAAAAGTACGAGAATGTAGTGAAGGAATACAAAGACCGTTTTCTTTCCCCTAGTTCTCCGGCAGACCCCAAACTTCCGGAAGATGAGCCCGATGAAGATGAATCTCCGGAAAAATATGATGATTTGTTCTCTTGAAAGGAGTAAATGCTTATGCCTGTGAAGCCTAAGATTAGGACGCTGACCACGTCCGCTGCGGATATTCTGAATGTTATTCGCAATAACGCTTCGGTCGATTATCGTAATTACGTTCCGAAAGCTGACGCAACCGATGTTGAATCTGTGCGCACGATTGGTGCGATTATCATGGATTACCCGGCTCTTCAGAATGAGTTCCTGAACGCTCTGGTTAACCGCATTGGCCGCGTCATGCTCACGTCGAAGATGTACTCCAACCCCATCGCTTTCTTCAAGAAAGGCGTTCTCGAGTACGGTGAATCCATTGAGGAAATCTTCGTCAATATTGCAAAGGTTCAGGAGTTCAATCCTGAGATTGCCGAGCAGGAAGTTTTCAAGCGTGTTGTGCCTGATGTTCGTGCGGCGTTCCACATCATGAACTACCAGAAGTTCTACAAGGCAACCGTTACGCAGGAGCAGCTTAAACAGGCGTTCCTGTCGTGGGATGGCGTGACTGACCTTATCGCCCGAATCGTCGATTCCATGTACACGGGCGCGAATTATGATGAGTTCCTTGTTATGAAGTATCTGCTTGCCCGTCACATTCTCGATGGCCGCGTGTACCCCGTCACTGTCCCGACCGTGAATGCTGAGAATGCGAAAGCGATTATCACCACCGTTAAGGGCGTGTCCAATAAACTTACGTTTATGAATAGTGAGTACAATCCGGCATCCGTTCGCACGTTCACCGACAAGGCTGACCAGTACATGATTGTTAACTCTGTGTTCGATGCCACTATGGACGTGAATGTTCTTGCTTCTGCGTTCAACATGGACAAGGCCGAGTTCCTTGGTCATCGCGTCCTGATTGATGGCTTTGGTGACCTCGACATTGCTCGCCTTGGCGAAATCTTTGCTGGCGACCCGACGTATAACGAGCCGTCCCATGCAGAGCTTACTGCGCTGAATGCTATCCCGGCAGTGATTGTCGATAAGGATTGGTTTATGGTGTTCGATATGCTGACGCAGTTCACCGAACAGTACAACGGTCAGGGCCTTTACTGGAACTACTTCTACCACGTGTGGAAAACGTTCTCGGTGTCTCCGTTTGCAAATTCCATTCTGTTCGTTCCGGGCACTCCGTCGGTCACTTCCGTTACCGTGTCCCCGACCACCGCGACCGTCCCGAAGGGCGGAAGTGTGTCCCTCTCCTGTGTCGTTGCTACTGAATACTTTGCCCCGCAGGCTGTGGTTTGGACGAGCAGCGCAGAGGACGTTAAGGTTTCGGCTGCTGGCGTTGTCACGGTTGACGCAGACGCAAAGTCTGCTTCCGCGACGATTACCGCGACTTCTGCTTTCGATAGCACGAAGAGCGCGGCTTGCGCAGTTACTATTAAGTAATAAAGTTATAGACGAATGGCCACGGCGTTAAAATAGTGGTCGGGTGGGTAGGAGGGAAATTTCTTAAAGGCAGGTGGTTTCATGTCGATGATTGTTCCGAATTCAGATGTGTACATTCTAAAGAATGTTCCTCTTGAACCGTCATTCGACCATACCATTTGGTTTGACAGCCCCGAACAGCAAGCGACGGCATTCACCACATATGCGCTTGCGTTCTATTTTGATAAAGTTTCATATCAGCGTTATCCTAGGCCGTACATTACCTTGGACAAAACTGCTGATGACCTTTTTGATTGCAACTACATGATGTTCCGTAATACTGCTTACGGCGCGAAATGGTTCTATGCATTCATTACGCAAGTCGAGTATATCAGCAATACCACTTCACGCATTTACTATTCTATTGACCCCATGCAAACGTACCTCTTTGATGTGAACGTTGGGCAGTGTTTTGTCGAGCGTGAACATGCTATGACAGACGCCATTGGCGATAATCTAAACCCTGAATCTTTTGAACTTGGCGAATACGTGTACGATGAAGATTATTTTCCGAAGCTCTTTAGGAAATACAATTACGTTATTTGTATTCTTGCCACATGGGAAGCTGTTTATGAAGATAATAAGTGGGTTATTAAAGATTCTACGACAGGGGGCGTCGGCGGCGTTGATAGTGGTATTTATACTGGCCTGACTAAGAACCTTTTCACATATGACATTGATAATCCTAGAGCTTGCGTAGAGAGCGCAAACGCTGTTATCACGGCAGCCACTAAAGCAAACAAAGCCGACGGTATTGTAAGCATTACAATGTACCCGAAGTTCTTTATGAACTGGTCAATTACTGGCGATTTGGCCACTGGTCTTGTTCCACATACTGTCGATTCTATTCCTGCCTTTACTGGCACTTTTGACGGCTATAAACCTAAAAACAATAAGCTATATACCGCCCCCTTTTGCGGGGTGTATGTGGACAACCTTCAAGGCAATGCAGCCAACTACGCTTATGAATACTTTGCAAATCGCAAACCAACCTTCAATATTGTCGGCGCAGTAAACGGAAATCTGGAATGTGCGTCTATCCCGATTAACTATAAGGGCCTCCCTACAAACTTTCAGGAATCTTTGCTTATGGGTGGCTTCCCACAATGCGCGTGGAATGTCGACACGTTCAAGGCGTGGATTGCACAGAATAAATATGCGATTGCTGCGGGAGTTGCTACGACTGCGATTGACACCGTAAAGCAGGTAGCCTTGGCTGCGACCGGTGTTGGTATGGCTGGCGAAGTTGCCGGTATGTCTGCGGCCATGACCGGCGCTGGGTCTGCCCAAACGATTCAGGCTGTCGGGCAATATGCTAATGCATATCAGAATGCGCAGAATGTTTCCTATAATACGCAAGGTGATATTCTTACCAAAACGATTAACCTCGTCGCGCAGGTAAAAACCGCATCCACTCAGCCCAATCACGCCCGCGGCCAGCAATCCTCTAGTGTGTTTTGTGCAATGGGCTATCAAGGCTTCCACTATATGCCCTACCGCATTCAAGGTCAGTTCGCCCGGATTATCGACGATTTCTTTTCTATGTTCGGCTACAAGACGAACCGTCTTAAAGTTCCCAACCGGAACGGCAGAAAAGCATGGAACTACGTCAAGACTTGTGGCTGCACTCTCACCGGAAGTGCTCCCGCCGATGTGACCGCAGCCCTTGTTCAGATTTATGACAGGGGCATCACTTTCTGGCGCTGCACTGACCTGTCCGCTGGTAATCCCTTTACGCGCGTAGGCAACTACTCGCTTGATAACTCACTGTAAGTAGGTGATATAAATTTGAGTAAACCATACCGAAACCCTAAAGGTTCACACTCGCGGCAGTTTTGGGAAACGGCATATGACAATACCTTGCGGTATCAGTTTTACTACAATAAGCTAACTGAAATTGCAACGTCCTTGTTCACGTGGGAAAACCTCCCTCCGAGTGTTGACCCGCGCTTCTTGGAACTGTGTCTGTTCTCGACTGGCTGCGCCGTGTTCTTCAAAGATGATGTGCTTTCAGAGGCGGCGCGTCTTGAGGGCAAAGACGATTATGAAAAGCACGGCTACCTTGCCTTGCGCGTAATGGCGAACGGCCCGTTTGACGTGTACAACACGCCAATCAACCGCGTGGCGTATGCTTCAAGCGTTGGAAAGAATCAGTGGAAGTTGGATAATACCAACTCCGTTCTCATTTGGAATAACCGTCTTAGACTTCCTTCTGCGTATGAAGCGTGGGTTTATGCGCACCGCCTTGAAAATATTGACCGCGATGTTGATGTAAACGCGGCAGCGCAGAAAACTCCGGTCATTGTTACGTGTCCTGAATCTCAGCGTTTGACATTCAAGAACCTAATGATGCAGTATGACGGCAATGTTCCTATTATCTTCGGTGACAAAGACCTAAATCTGAATAACATTCAGGTGCTGAATCCCGGCGTCCCGTATACGGCTGCCGAACTACAAGACTTGAAACGCGAAATCTGGAATGAAGCTCTTGCAATGCAGGGTGTTCCGAACCTCACCATTTCCAAACGTGAACGCCTTGTAACCGATGAAATCCAACAGGCAACTGCGGGCACATCTGCTTGTCGTATGTCAAAGCTAGAAGCCCGGCAACAGGCCGCTGAGCAAATCAACAAAATGTTTGGGCTTGATATTAAAGTCTCTGTCAACTCCCTTTACACATCTGGTATTTCTGATGATGAGGGTAACACAGTTAATGACTGGCTTGACCCGAACGCTGAGGGCGGGGGGTGAATCGAAAGAATGAGCTTGTACACCACTCAGGTAAGATACATTTGTGAAACTCTGGTGGGCGATGCAACCCGGCCGATTGACGAAATCATTGGGGCAGCTATTCCTATGATGTTTCCCGTAGGCGAATCAAATAAAGAAGCTTCACCGTTCAAGCGCTGCATTATCCCGTGGGAATTTGTCGATGCGCCTACGACGTATTATATTTGTAGGCGTATTCTCGCCCACTACTACACCCGTGAAATTGGATGGGAAACGGCCGCGCTTTGGGTTTTTCACATGAACGAACAGCTTGCCGAAATTGCGCCGTATTATACGCAGCTTGTCAAGTCTACGTTCAACAGCATTCGTGATTTTACGGAAGCTGATATTGAGGCGCTTTACGGCGATACCGACCTTGTCCGAACGTTCGCTGGTGACTATAACGACAAGGCGAATGGCGGTAGCACGAATAACAACACTATTACCGCCGATAACTATAACCTTGATAGTGACACTCCGCAGAATGGCCTTGTGTCTGTTAAGCCCGCCGAGGACGCCGCAGGTATGGCGTACTTGTCATATGCCCGTCGCGCGTTGGTTGACCAGAAGAATGGCAACACGGAATCGCATAATGAAACGTCTGACCGCAAAGCCAATACCACGGAGACAATCAAAGGCAAGGCCGGGGGTAAGGCAAGAATCGAGCTTATGAAAGACGTGGCTAAGTCGCTTATCAATATTGAGCAGCGAATAATTAGTGAACTTTCAACTGAATTTATGAACATATGGTAAAGGAGTGAAGTTATGGACACAATTAGTATGTTGAACACCATGAGTTTTTACTGCCAGCCCATTCTCCCGCTTGTGTATGATGAAAGCATGAGCTACTACGAAACGCTTTGCAAAGTAGTTGGTCAGCTTAATACCACGGGCGAAACGGTGAACAAACTCAACGAAGGGTTGGCCGGTGAAATCTCAGACAGACAGGCCGCAGACGCAGCGCTGGACGAACGTCTGAAAAAGATTGAAGAAACGTATAAGCGGGTTCATTTCTTGGTTTTTGACGGCGCGAATCCTAACAGTATTATGCCGACGAGAGGCGAGTTGTATCAGTGGGTAAAGAACGGTGACGCGATTATTACGCTGTTCTCCGACAATGAAACTGGCCGTGGCAAGGTATACGCGGTGTCTTGCGGGTATAATGCCGGGCAGTGGGAAAGCGAGGCATCGCCCGACTTTAGTATTATCGTTCCGATTGAAACGAGCTATGATTCCACAACCGATTATGCTGTTCGCCAAAAAATCGCAAAGCTTACTATTCCGCCTGTTTCTCAGCCGTCCCTTAGTGCGCCTTGGGATTTGCAGATTATCAATATTACCGCACCCACTACGACGGCGGAGGGTGTTGTCAACCTTGTCGCGGTTATTGCCGAATCTGGCGCTGTTAATTGCAGCATTACGCCGTCTGAGTTCTTGCAGCTTTACAACCAGACACGGGCTGGTAAAAATTTGTGCGTAGCAGTTAATGCAAAGCTTGCCTATGACGGGGTTGCTCGCTCTAGTTCTATCGCTACAGTCGACACGACTAACCGCATTATTCGTGTTGTTTTTGAGCGCGATTACGGAACGACCATTACAAACGGCGTTAATCAGCTTAATAGAACGATTGATTACCTTATCGGTGATGCAAAAACGGGTGTTTGGACGCATGAATCCATTGATTCAAAAGTCTTTGATTTCCCCCGTTATGAGGGCTTCCAGTTTACGCGCGGTGCTCATAATGTCATTACCACTGATGATGAATCGACACCGAACGCTGTTTATGTGCAGTATCATTCAGGCACCAGTGGCAAGCTCTATCAGAATCTTCCCGTGCGCCTGATTGACACGGTTGACGGCGCGGAATACTGGAACGGCACATTCGATATGTACGGCGAGAATCACATGACTTTCACGTTCGTTACGTCCAACTACGCTACGGCTTCTGGCAAAATGCTTGTCCGCGTTATAGAGCTTTCTGCTGACGTTAACACCACGGCTTGGAAGTACGGAGTGAAGGAATTCACTCTTCCGATTTCCGGCAGCGATGCTGTGTATATTGATTTTTGGCCGACAGGGTCTGACGAAAAGTATGACAACGGCCTCAAGGGTTACACTCTAGACCTCATGACAAACCAGACTTATGAGGCTGTATATGACCTGATTGGTTCTGGCGCAGAAGTTATTGCTCGTTTGTATTCCGATTCCGATAAAACCAATCTAGTCGCAACGTCTGTAAATACACAACTCTCTGGGGATAAAACACTCGGTAGCATTAACTTTTTGTTTTTCCATGCTGCGGAAACGGATTTTAACGGGTTTCCCTCAACCGGTGATGCTATTCTTATGCTGAAAACAAGTAATAGCACAAGTACATTTGCTCTTTATAAATATTGTACTCTGCCTCTCCCTGCGGCTGACGGCGGCGATAGCGGTAAAGTTCCGTCCGTCAACGGAAAGAAGTGGGAACTTAAAGAGCTTCCGGTCGATAATGTACTGTCCTCTACGTCCACCAATCCCGTCCAGAACAAAGTTGTCAAGGCCGCACTGGATGGCAAAGCAAGCACGGCAGTAGCTACCGAGCAATCCGATGGCCTAATGTCTGCGCTTGATAAGAGGAAGCTGAACGGCATCGAAGATGGAGCGAATAAGACAATCGTGGACGAAGCGTTGAGCGACGGCTCGACCAATCCGGTACAAAATAAAGTAGTTACTGCCGCACTCGCCGCTGTGGTGCGAGAGACTATTTATCCGATTGCTGTCACGGCAACCTCTGCGGAATGGGTAGTAAATAACGGAATCGCTTACAAAGAAGCATCCGCCGACCGGACTTTTGATAACATTAAAGCGGCATATAACAGCAATAAAACTCCGGTGTGTGAGTTTGAGGGAATGACGTATTCTCTGATTTTGGATAGCTCTACGGAGTTTGTCTTTGCCTCATACCGGGGGGCTGTGGCAAATGACTCGCAATATGCGGGCCTTGGCAAATACCCCACTTCGCTTATTACGATTAACACAACCGGAGTAGTCATTTCCCGCGCCGCTGGCGATTTGCCCGCAGTCGGAGAGCCGGATAACGGTAAAATGCTGATTGTCATCGGCGGTGAATGGGCGTTGCAGAAGGTGGCGGGCACTACTGTTGACGCAGAGCTTAGTACTACTAGCGAAAATCCTGTGCAGAATAAAACCGTAACAGAAGCCCTCAACGGAAAACTTCCCATGACCGGGGGTACTGTCACTGGCGCACTTCGTACCAATGACAGCTTTTCCGCAGGTGGCAGTATTGCATTCGGGGCAGCGCCAATCGGACTGTCACAAGCAGCCGATGATGCGGCCCAAATCCGCGCTGGCTGTGCGGACGTAGACGATAATCCCCCGCCGCTTGCCCGGCTGAAAGTGGCATCGCCCACCGAGGACGACGATGCGGCCACTAGGGCGTATGTAAACGGCAGGAACTTCAACCCCAAGTTTAAGGGGTATGTGACATTGAGTCCCAGTAACGAGCCTCTTGGCACTGGCGTTGGCCTGTCACCGAGCAAAGATGGCAATAATTATGCGCTTAACATTTCTGACGTAAACGAGAACAAGCCCACACTGCTGACCGGCGTGAAAACGCCGACCGACGCAGACACCAACGCGGCCGCGACGGTCGAATACGTTAAGGCTAAGGTTACAGATTTTGTGATTAACGGAACTGTTGCTGACGATGGGACAGCAACGCTAGACAAAACGTTTGCACAAATTCAAGCTGCAATTCAGGAAGGCAAGCAGCCGGTCGTAAAGCTATCCGCAAGTGGAGTTGACCCTACCTTTATCCCTATGGTAACCACCGGCTCGACCGCGATTGTGTTTACAGGAGTGACAGACGCCGCTGAGGATGTTATTGCAGCTGTTACCATAACAATAACGTCCGCTGACGTTGTTAGTTTCGTTCTTGCGGGTGCCCCTGCTGGCGCTGGTGCCTCTACCCCGTTGGTTCTCGCTTACGCCAATGGTCAGGCCACTGGCGCGTCGTATAGTGAAATCCGAAAGGCAATCGACAGTGGCAGACAGATTAAACTTGCTGTTGCGAATACGCTTGATATTATCGCGTCTAATGCCAAAAATGAAACTGACAAGAGCTATTTGAAATTTATCAGCACGGACGTCGGCGGTGACACTCTAAACATCACGCAGTATTCTGTGGTTGCTCAGGCAAGCGGCATTACTGTGAGCGTGAAATCGCGGGAACTCTAATAAAGTACGAAAGGCTAGGAATCACGAATGACCGAAACCAATCTGCGTGAAATTCTCGTTGCAACCGCCCGTGCATATATGGGCGCAAACACCTACAATGGGCAGAAACAGGAAATTATCGACATTTATAACAAAAACCAACCTAGACCTAGGGGGTACAAGGTTCAGTATAACGACGCTTGGTGCGCCGCATTCGTGAGCGCTATGGGGTACATTGCGGGATTTTCCCGCATTGTATTCCCTGAGTGCTCATGCCCTGAAATGGTTAGCAAATATATGTTTGCTGACTGCTGGGAAGAGCGCGATGATTATGTGCCGAAACCGGGCGACCTTATCTTCTATGATTGGGATGACAGCGGAATCGGTGACTGCGCTGGAACCCCCGACCATGTTGGTATTGTTGAAACCTGCAACGGCTACAATATCACGGTTATTGAGGGCAACAAGGGCGATGCTGTGGGCAGACGAAATCTGCTTGTCAACTCCCGCTATGTGCGCGGGTACGGTGTGCCGAATTACTTTCTGTTAGCAGACGAGAAAGACGAACCCGAAACTAAACCTGAAAGTGAGGAAACCGAAATGGTTTACAAGTCTCTTAATGATGTGCCGAAGTGGGCGTACAAGGACATTAAATCTCTGATTGATTGTGATGCAATCGAGGGTGACGGCATGGGAAATATCAATCTGAATGACACGCTTATGCGGGCGCTCATTATTATGAAGCGCTACGTAGATACGAAAGGATAAAAAATGGAAAGCAAGTATTATGATGGCACAAAGCTGCTAAGTCTGAATGACATAGACGGAAATCGCCCCGAAATTTATATCTGCACGAGCAACAGAAGCGCGGGTAAGACCACATGGTTTAACCGGTATGTTGTGCGTAGGTATCTCAGGGGCAAAGGAAAGTTCTGCTTGATTTATCGCTACAAATATGAATTGCAGGATTGCGCGGACAAGTTCTTCAAGGAAATTGGCACGCTGTTCTTTCCGGGGTATACGCTTGCCCAGCAAATGTCTGAAAGCAAAGCCTTTGTCCATCTGATGCTTGCAAAAGACGGCGGAGAGCCTGAGTGTTGCGGTTATGCCGTAGCACTCAACTCCGCCGAACAGGTAAAAAAATATTCGCACTACCTCAATGACACAACTGTGCTGCTGTTCGATGAATTCCAGAGTGAAACGGGCGTGTATTGCCCCAACGAAATGAATAAGTTCATTTCAATCCATAAGTCCATTGCAAGAGGCGGCGGCGAACAGAGTAGATATGTTCCTGTGATTATGATTAGTAACCCTGTTACTGTGCTGAACCCATACTACTCTGCTATGGGAATCAGCAGCAGATTGAATGACAAAGTGAAATTCATGCGCGGACACGGCTTTGTTCTGGAACAGGGCTATAATGAAAGCGCTGCAAAAGCGCAGGCTGAAAGCGGATTCTCTAAGGCATTCAGCAAGACAGCATATATCGGGTTCTCCGATAGCGGCAAATACCTGAGCGATAATCAGGCGTTTGTCGAAGAAATGACGGGAAAGAACGTGTACCTCTGCACAATTAAATATCACGGTAATGAGTATGGCGTTAGGGAATACCCGGAAGCGAACAAGTTTGGTAGTATGCTTTATTGCTCCCCTTCTGTTGACCACACACATCCCATGAAAATCACCGTCAATACGGACGACCACGATGTTGACTATATTCTCGGTGGCGGTTATGATAGCCTCATTGCGCTGCTGAGACACCAGTTTGAAATGGGCAGATTCAGGTTCAAGAATCTTGAAAGCAAAGAAGCCCTTGTAAAAACTATATCCTGTTGAGGTATCTGCACCGCGTCCCTGTTGTGCCACGGCGAGAGGCTACCGGGTGAAACCGGCTCGACGTTGGTTTTCGGTATTAGCGACCGCGCAACAGCAAGCAGTGTTTTAGATATAGTTATACCCCCTATCTTTATGGTAGGGGGTGTAATTTTTTATTCCATCATTGAGCGCGCTGTTGTATACAGACTGTAAGGTAAGAGAACTAGCGCCAAATGGAATAAACATACGCTGCTCAAGCCCGCAATCTCTGCACTTTAGCAGTAGCGTTTGCTCGGATAAAAGTACATATATCTCCATTTTCCCGTCACAATAACAAACGGGTGCGCTTAACTCAGGAATAGTGATTCTCATATTAACCCTCCTTAAATTGAAATGTTGTATCAACAAGAACAATCCCGCCCGGAATTCTCTTCGGACGCAGCTTTCCCGGAACGCATAGACCTACTTTGAAATCCTCAATACTTCTCCGTTCGGATAGGAATTCTCGTTCCATATTGTTTTCCGGCTCGATGCCCTCATCTTCTCCACACGATTGTAAGAACAATTTCTTGCTGCGCTGTGGCATACCTGCGCACTTCAAGTCATAATGCGGCTGTACTTCTTCATGATTCTCTTTCACCACATGTTCAACATAGGTTTTCTGGCGCTGGAACAGGCCATAGTCCCATTCACTTTCACATTTCCAGCAACCATATGTGCGCGGATGCTCTGTAATTCCTTTTACTTCTTCCGGGCCGCAATTCAAATGTATGCTATCGGTATCTGCATAGCAAAAGTGCTCATAATTTGCTTGTGCGGCGCGGATAGTATAGCAGCGCGCATAACTGGTGATTGCTGCGCCGATAGCTATGTAGCCGGGAGTTTTATCCTGTGCATAATTAGGATAAAAACCGATAGACGTATCATCTTTTACATAAGCTACCTTAAAACTGCTATCTGGTGACGCTGCGGTTTTACCATACAGGTTATTTGAAAACAGTTTTGCTAGATAGCGAATACCGCCCGTGCTGTTTTCCTTAATCTCTCTATATTTGTTAAGATACTTGTCGAATATTCCCTTCCTTGTCTGGAAATAACAACCATCAAGAATCTCTAAATCAAACACATCATAGTGTTCACGGAATAATTCATAGTCCGAACAAGTCATTGTGAGCGTTACGAATGGTTTTACTTTCTCGCCGTCGCAATTTATAATAGTGTCATGGTATATGCCTGTGCGCGGATTATACACATCTGATGTTTTCAACCACTCCGTGCCTTTATACAATGGATTGCCTTTAATTTGGACAGTCGGCAAAAATCCCTTGCGCAGCCTGAAACGACACTTGAAGCGGATGAAATAGTAGTCCGGCTTATACCTTCCACCGCCCCGTTTTTTCTCTCCCAATGTACAACACTCCGGTATATAATTACCGCGCCAAAAGCTAGGCAAATCTTCCGGGTATTCATTTCCGGACATACTGTGCATAACATATGGATAAAGGGAATTCACGTCGAATGTGCATCCTTTGATTTGTGGCTTCCCGGCAAACTTAGGGTTCACATAACACCAACCGCCTTTATATGCCCGCTGAATATATCGGCCGATACACGGAGAACCATATATTTCTTCATCAATATGGCGTTGCCACAAGTTGGGGTATTGATCTTTATAAATTGAATCCCCGCCCAGTGTTTTCTTCCATTCGTCAAAGCAGCACGAACCAATGGTCAAGCGGGTATGGCCTTCGGCAAATGTTGTTTCTAGGCACTCTTTCAGCACAAGCACGTCATTTGCTATATAATCATATTCTTCTGGGCTGATGAAACCGCCAGCATGGCGTTCACCCTTGTACTCCATTTCTAGCTTCTGGTGCTTTGTGTTAAAAGACTTGCCAAGGGCCTTTAATGGAAGCGGAAGCAGCTTCAAGCTATCTCTGATTTCAAGAATCTTATCGTTAGCACCCTTAATCACAATGCTATACCATACGCCTTGTTTGTCTGCAATCATATATTTAATACTTTTTGCGGGCATTTCCTTGTCGTTCTCCCAGACTGTCCCCTCGAATTGGCTTTCGCCTGTATGAGTATATGCTTGCTTCCATCCAAGCTGAGAAATGAAATAGTCAAGAATGAAAGCACCGTCAAATTTCAGGTTATGGAAGTATAGGATTTGGCGACGGGCATCGTGGGAAAACATATCGTCGAAGAATTCACTGATTGACTTACAAACAGTTACTTGCTCTGACTTTCCGCCTATTTCGACATACGCAGCAGACCAAACTTCCGTATATTCCTGACCCTCGAAAACGCTTGTTTCAAAATCACAGGCATAGCGGGGAACAATAGCCCGTGGTTCAATCTGCTGTTTTTTCTTTTTAGTCATCGTAAAATTCGCCCCAACCAATGCTATCATAGTCATTTGCAGGGTTATTCGCGGCATACTTACCCATTGCTTCCACCCCCATTTAGGCGTTCTCGACGGCAATCAATGCAATCTGTGTCTATATAATCCGCACAAACAAGGCAACTACAATTGCAAGCTGACATATTAGGTGGGCAGCACCGTTCACTTATCACCATAAAATCTTCTGCGGGAATGAAAACATAAGAATTATTCTTCACGATTATCCTCACTTTCTTTAGAGAGCCACTTCAACCAACAGGCGCGGCAGAAATCTATGGCAGTACAATGGGCGATAAGAGAATACGCTTTGTTGTCGTCCAACATACAAGGGCCGTCTACCCGCCAATCCACAGGACACCCAGTCATTGCCAACAATTCAAGGCTTTCTTTATTTACGTCGATAATCATACCAGAGTAAATCCTTTCTTTTTAATAGTCATAGTCGTAACCAAAATCAAGTTCATCTTCATTATATGCGTATCTATAAACTTGCTCGTCTGATAGACGCATATCTTCCGGCAACCATGCTTGCATTTTCCCTATATAAGCGAGGGCATCATGCTCACGGTATTTCACGGAATAGTCTGGCAGGCCATTTTCTTCAAGGCCACGTTTAATCATTTCAGCCACTTGCCGAACACTATGGGTATCTAACAGCGAATTGAACCACGCGAGAAGCAAATATGCGCCTTGAGATTCATATTTCTGCCCCGGAGTTATGAACTCTTTAAGAAATTGGCGGTAATTTTCTATAGTTAACTGCGCTTCTGAAATGCTGTCAATTTCGCGGATGTACTCATGGGTGAAGCCCTTTAGTTCTTCGGCAGTGTATTCCTTGATATGCTCTGCGGCATAACGAGCGTGTTTTGAAATAGCGTAGCCTTTTTTCTCCGAATAGCGGATTCTGGCCTTGAAGTTTTTGGCTTGTTTTTGCCATTCCGTTAATGGTTTTCTTTTGCGGGGCATAGTCATTCACCGTCCTTTAGCCAGTCTTTCCAGCATTCAAGGCAAGACCGACCTTCACAATCTTCATAAGCTAGCCGCCTACAATGGTCAACTGACGCGCAAGGCGGACAACAGTGTTCAATTATCTCTACAAGTTTATCCGTGGGAATATAAACATAAGAAGGGTTATTCATAATTATCCTCACTTTCTTTAGAGAGCCATTTCAACCAACAGGCGCGGCAGGTGGCGATTACCGAGCCATTATAGCGGCCGTAATAACTGTCATCATCTGAAACCATACAATCAAAGTCATTGTTGACTCCCCACAAGTTTCTAGGGCAACCAGTTTCAGCCAACAGATTAAGGTTTTCCTCGTTAATGCCTAAAATCATACTAAAGTAAATCCTTTCTTTAATTTAACCCTATCGCAAATCGCATAGAATTCATTTTGACTAATTTCGTCTTTAACCTTGCGGGCGATAATATCGCCGTAGAACCTGTCTATTGCATGAGACATTAGATTTCCCACGCCAAAACAATACTTGTAACACTGCTGAATAATTTCATAAGCATGCTTTCGACCTAGCGATTTTTCAAGACCAATCGAAAAATACACATTCGATTTACTGCGCATCATTCTCTGCAATGAACGCCATCCGGCATCCAAATACGCCATTAGAAACTTGTCATAATAAATTGACAATCTCAAAATGTTGTCGTCCTCTGACATAACCGCGCTAATCTCTACGTGCTCTCCAAGTTCATCGCGCGGGAACGGCTGAATGTTAAGATTTTTACGAAAAATATAAATCGCGTCCTTATAATCACTTGCATCAAAGTTTGACAAGCACCGTGGCGGAACGTCGGGAAATGGGCACTCAAAGCATGATTTTGCGTATTTACAAGACGACAAGCCCATCACCAACCAATCAACATAGGGACGAAAACACAAATAGCCACAAGCAGCGCGCCAATAGCGGAACAAATAAGGTATTCAAGAAACTTTTTCATACTTATTAACTCCATTCTTAAAAGAAAAGCGGGCGAATGTAATTTGCACGCGCCCGCTGGATTGATTACTTCTTATACGTTTTCTTTTTGGGGGCGCTGTCGGCTTTGGGGCTGCTGCCGCAAAATTCGACGTTCGTGGCCTGAACCGTCCACGACGAGTGCTTTTCGCCTTCCTCATCTTCCCAACCGTCGCAACGCATTTCACCGGTCAGAAGAATTTCCTGACCTTTTTTGAAATACTGGTTTACGAAATCAGCGGTTGCGCGCCACGCTGTGCAGCGGAAGAAATCGGTTTCCTCGCGGTTGAACGTGCGGTCAACGGCAACCGTGAAATTAACGAGCGGTACGCCGTTCTTAGTCTTGCGCATTTCCGGGTCAGCAGTAAGACGGCCTTTAATAACGATAGTATTCATGTTCTTTTTTCCCTTCTGCCCGTATAGCCGATAGCACAGCTTTGTGTTTAATTACTGAATTTCAGCTGCGTAACAAATGAACGTTTCAATCGGCATGGAATACGAGCGTTCATCAACGCTGATAACGTCGTACTCACCAAGGAATTTAACGTTATTTCCCGCGCAGCGTTCCTTAATATCTTTGCGGATAGCGGCCGGGCCCATGTCAGTAACAGTTTCCGTGCGCGTCTCAAAGCCGTTTTCGGTCTTGACAGGGTATTCCACGGTCAGCGTGCGAATGGTTCTAGTGATGTTTTTCATAGCTTTTTTCCCTTTCTGCGCCTATTCGGGCGGCGCGGCCCTCTTTTAATCTTGAGCGTTACCATCATCGGGCAGCGGCGCTCATCTCGCTACGACGTTCCTAAAAAGGAACGTTTCGGATTTAAGATTAGTCACGCCAAAAAACATCTACGTCAAACGTGTCCGGGGTGTCAGACTCATGAATAGCAATTTCGGATGGAAAGCCGAAAGCGGCACAGTCCCATTGAAATTGGCTTGACTCAAGCAACGCCTTACGCACGGCGTATTCGCTATAGGTGTATGCGCCGTTCCCGTTCTCGCGCAGCAATTCGTGGTCAATGTCAGACGCCTCAAGCGTAAATACCCGGCGACGTTCGACCAAAAGTTTACAATATTTCATTTTTTGCCCTTCCTTTCATTCTGATAATTACATCCTTAAATTTTCCGCGACCCGGTCAAAACCGTTATAAAATCAAAAATAATATTGCCGTTCCGGGTGATATGATACGTTACTTCTCGCGGGTCGTTTTGATAATTCAAAAAACCATAAGCACAAGCCGCATTTACAGCGGTTTTACCGGCTAGCGTTTCCCCGCTTTCGCTTGTAAATACACCGAAATACCTTGGGTTTCCATAGCATGAACAATTCAATCTTTCATAATATGTTAACTTGCCAATGAATTCTTTTCTTTTCATAATTTTTTCATTCCTTTTTTCTGTTAAATTCAGGTGCCCGGGATTATATTTCTTATCCCTTATCCCCCTTGCAATTATAGAATAGCATATTGCGCCCAAAATTACAATATGGAATATTGCACAAATCTATATACTAGCTTTTATGCAACACGCCAATCTGTGAAATATTTAACAATCCATGCGCCCGGCCGGTCAAATGGGGGAAACTGGAAGCAAAGTGGTG